CAGAAGAAGAAAGACTACTTGGTGTTAGCCTTACAGGAATAATGGATAACCCATTAACCAGTGGACAAAAGCATGGACTTGAAAGAACCCTTGAAGCACTCAGAGAAGTTGCAGTCGAAACAAACAAAGAGTGGTCACACATCTTTGGCATCCCCCAAAGCACCGCTATCACCTGCGTCAAACCAAGCGGTACAGTATCACAACTTGTTGACTCAAGCTCTGGTATCCACCCTCGTCATAGCTCTTATTATGTTAGGACTGTCAGGGGTGATAATAAAGATCCTCTTACTCAGTTCATGATTGATAGTGGAGTACCAAGCGAACCAGACTTTATGAAACCAGATACACAAACTGTTTTTAGCTTTCCTATGAAATCCCCAAATAAATCAGTTATGAGGGACGATTTAACAGCCATAGAACAGCTAGAGACTTGGCTCATATACCAGAGGCACTGGTGTGAGCACAAGCCGTCAGTGACCGTTTCTGTACGAGATGACGAGTGGATGGAAGTGGGAGCGTTTGTGTTTGAACACTTTGACGAGATGTCAGGAGTGTCCTTCTTACCACACTCCGATCATACTTACCAACAAGCCCCCTATCAAGAATGCACAGAAGACGTATACAATGAGTTTAGCGGTAAATTCGGAAAGATAGATTGGAAATCCTTTATGAATT